GATGTTTCTGGATTAACTGCGGATGCAAATGGTAATGCCTGCACAGGAATTAGAATTGCAGAGTGTTGGTGGGTTATCAAAGCAATGACTGTTGAGGTTCTTGCAGATGCTGACACAGACATAATAATCATGCATCTTGACGAGGGTCAATCTGGATATCAAGACTTTTCTAAGTTCGGTGGTTTACCAACAAGTTCAAGTTATGGTGCTAATGGAACTGGTGATATTAAATTTACAACAACTGGTGCTGGTGCAGCAGGTGATGCATATCAAGTTGTGATCAGAGGGATTAAACAGTATTAATGGCACTTTCCGGAACAGTAGCATTTAGACCAGATGTCGAAGAGGTAATAACTGAAGCCTATGAGCGTTGTGGAATAGATCCACAGACTCGAACAGGAGATCAGGCTGTTTCCGCTCGTCGAAGTTTAAATTTATTGTTCTCGGAATTTGCGAATAGAGGTATTAATTATTGGGCAGTAACTCAAAACACTCTAACATTGGCTGACGGAACAACCTCTTACACTTTACCAGCAGGAACAATAGACATTATTGATGCTGTAATAAGAGAAGGCTCGACAGATCAAACAATAAATAGAGTTACAATATCCGAATACAATCAGATTCCGAATAAAACAACTGAAGGCAAACCAAGTCAATACATGCTTGATAAGCAATATACTCCTGTTATTTATTTCTGGAATGTTCCTGATAAAACATATACTTTAAATTATTGGGCAGTAAATCAACTTGATGATATAACAGCTTCTAATCAAGACACAGATGTCCCTTATCGTTGGAGCGATTGTATTTCCGCTGGACTTGCAGCCAAGTTATCTATTAAATATGCACCTGATAGATTTCAATTATTGAACGAACTTTATGAACGAGCTTTTAATTTTGCAGCATCCTCCGACAATGATGGTGTAAGTTTAAGAGTTCAACCAACTGCATTGAATTTGGTATAACATGGCGAAATATGCAAAAGGCAAAAAATCATATGCGATAAGCGACCGAGGTGGCCAAAGAGTAAGATATACTCAGCTCAAAACCACTTGGGATGGTTTGCGTGTTGCACCTGATGAGTGGGAACCAAAGCACCCACAACTAACTCCTGCCAAAAATGTTATAGATGCTCAGCAACTTTTCCAACCAAGATCGACTGGACAAAGTCAAGAAGATGCTATTGTATATATCGGCTATGCTTTCGATCCATTTTTACCAATACAAGAGAGACCACCAGTTGGCTGTCCTGGAATTGGTCGTTCAGGATTAATAGACAGCTCAGATCTTATACAAAGCGTTGTCATCAATGCAACAGGTGCTGGTGGAACATCAGCAGTTGGAGACACCACTCCTGAGATAATAACTGTTGCCACTGCAACAGGTGTTGCTGGAACTGGTGGTGTATCAGTTCAGTCCTCAGTTGCTTATGTAGGTTATTCTGTAACTGTTGCTCCAGGATCAGGAAACAAATTTTACATTGATTCTGTTCTTCAGCAACAACTTTATTTGCAAGAAGGACAAACTTATAGATTCGACCAGTCAGACTCTTCTAACTCAGGACACCCACTAAGATTCTCAACAACTCCTAATGGGTCTCATGGTGGTGGTTCTGAATATACAACAGGTGTAACAACCAACGGAACTCCTGGATCTTCTGGTGCTTATACAGAGATAACTGTGGCTTCTGGAGCACCAACATTATATTATTATTGTACAAATCATTCAAACATGGGTGGCACTTCTTACACACCAGCCTCTGGAACAATCTCTGTTAGCATGACTGTTGCAAATCCAGGAAGTGGGAATAAATACTACATCGACACTGGTGGTCCAGCTCCGACGATAAGTATTACAGAGACAGGAACTTATAGGTTCGACCAGTCAGATTCTTCTAATAGTGGCCATCCTTTAAGATTTTCAACAACTTCTGGAGGCTCCCATAGTGGTGGTTCAGAGTATACAACTGGAGTTACAACTAATGGCACTCCAGGAAGCGCAGGAGCATATACTGAAATAACAGTTGCAGCAAGCGCACCGACACTTTACTATTATTGCACAAACCACTCAGGAATGGGTGGTAAGCTTAACACTCCAGCGATCACTCCAGCAGTTCCTGGATTAACTGTCGACCAAGAGTTTAACGCAACAGGTTCTGGTGGTTCTGGTGGTGTTGGTTCTGGAACTGTGGTAGGGAATCCAGTTGCAACAGGTATTGGTGGAACAGGAGCAGTTGGTAACGAAGTTGGTCTCGGAGCTGCAGTTGAAACAGGTGTTGGTGGAACTGGTGGTCTTGGAACAATAAATGCTACCAACATTGACATCGAGAATGATAATACTTGGGGAACAGGAACTTGGAGTTCTGGAACTTGGGGTAATTAAATGAGTTATACAACATTAAAAGCTAATATACAAAATTTCGTAGAGGACGACTCGACAGAACTTAGCAATTCTATTGACACAATAATCGCTCAGGCTGAAGAGATGGTTTTCCAAAGGTTGCCTAATCTTCCTTGTTTTAGAAAAGTAACAACTGGTAATCTTGTCGTCGGGACTTTTGATTATACAGTTGCAACAGCAAGAATGATAAGACAAGCTTCGATAACAGACTCAAGCGGAAATGTTAATTATTTGGATCATAGAATAGATTCATATTTAAGGGATTATTGGCCAAAGTCAAGCACGACTGGAACACCAATAATGTATAGCACGAAAAACGCAACAACTTCCGGAACAGTTATAACACTTGCTCCAACTCCTGATGCGACTCTTGCTTACCAAGTTGATTTTATTGCTCCGGAAACAGGCTTGAGTTCTAGCAATGCAAATACTTGGATTGATACGAATGCTCCTGCAGTTTTATTAGCAGCAGCACTTTATGAAACTTCTGCTTTCCTTAAAGCTGGAGAAACGCTACAACTATATAAAGCACAATTTGATGAGGCTGTTCAGCTGTTCGTTCAAGAGATGAGCAGAGACTATGCAGCAGAATATAACGGAGGTATATAATCATGGCAATAACTCAAGCAATGTGCACATTGTTTAAAAAGGATGTTTTGCTAGGTGATCACCATCTAGACTCAGATGACATCTACATAGCACTTTACACAAGCTCAGCGAGTTTGGATGCAGCAACAGACGGATATGTAACATCTGGTGAAGTTGCGAATGGAAATGGATACACCACCGCAGGTAATGCTCTGGCAAGCAAAGCTGTTACTGAAAACAGTACAAGTGGTGTTTTTGATGCAGCTGACCCAGAATGGACATCAGCAACATTTACAGCAAGAGGTGCATTAATTTATAACAAAACGCTAGGCGATGCTTCATCGAATGCTAGAGGTGCAATAGCAGTTTTAGACTTCGGTGGTGATTTCACAGTTTCAGGAGGAACTTTTAAAATAGTTTTCCCTGCAGCAACAGCTGGCAATGCAATAGTAAGGATCGACTAATATGGCAATAACCTATGTAAATGATCTCCGACTCAGTGAGATGGACACTGGTGATAACTCAGGTACATGGGGAACTGTCACCAATACGAATTTAGAATTAATTGGAGAGGCTTTCGGCTTCGGCACAGAAGCTATAACAACAAACGCTGATACACACGCCTCGACGATTGCTGATGGCTCTACAGATCCTGTCAGAGCGATGTATGTTAAATATACAGGTGCACTTGACTCGAACTGCACAGTAACTATTGGACCAAATACTGTTAATAAATTTTATTTTATAGAAAATGCAACAACTGATTCTGGATCAAGTGGTCCTTATAGTTTGATTATCAGTCAAGGTTCAGGAGCAAATATAACTGTTCCAAATGGCCAAACAAAAGCTGTTTATTTAGATGGTGCAGGAAGTGGTGCTGCAGTGGTAGATGCTTTTGCTGCTTTAAATGTTGTTGATTTCACGGTTCAAGACGACCTTTCTTTGAGTAGCGACAGTGCGGTGATAAATTTTGGTGCAGACAGCGACATTACTTTAACACACACTGCTGACACAAGTCTAACACTTGGTGGAGCTGGTTCGACCACTGGTTTATTAATCAATAATACAGCAACAGACGGAGATCCTTTCCTTTCTTTTGCTTTGTCAGGGACTCAAACATTTACAATGGGTGTTGATGACGGAGACAGTGATAAGTTTAAGATCGGCACGACAGCTATTGGCACAAACACCAGAATGACAATCGACAGCAGTGGTAACTTGGGAGTTGGTGTCACCACTGTACAAAGTAGTGCAAATGGTAAAACGTTAGAAACTTCTGGTTGCTTGGTAGTTGGCGGGAATCTTGCTGCACACCAAACAGACCGAGGAGTTTTCGAATACCAAGGCAATGCGTTTCAAATGCGATCATATGGAGCTAGTGCAGGAACAGGAGAAATAGCTTTCCGCACAGGTGGAGGCGGTGGTTCCGCTGATTCTGAATCAATGAGAATAGATAGTTCTGGTAGAGTTGGTGTCGGTGCAGCCCCAAACTCCAGTTGGCGTGATGATATAGCAAACCAAAAAGTTCTTATGCTTGGCACGGAGGCTACTCTTTTCTCAGACTCAGGAGTAACAACTGCCCTTTTAAACAATGCTCTCATAAATGATGCTGATACGTTTGTGAACATATCAGAGAGAGGAGCTTCTCAGTATTTCCAATATCAAGGTGCGCACAAGTGGTACACCGCAGCTTCTGCTAGTGCAGGAGCAGATATAAATACTGAAATGACCACTCAAAAAATGCAACTGGATATAAGTGGCAATTTAATTGTTGGAAGCGACTCAGCTAGTTTTAACAACACAGCTAAAACTGTTATTAGACCAGGAGCAGACAATTGGGCGATTTCTCCAGGTGTAGCTTACTCGTTTAATCGTAGTGGTGGCAGTGGCGATATTTTAGAGTTTTACGAAACCTCAAGCAGTAAAGCAGGAGTGATAGGTAGTGCCAATGGTGCTGATTTATATATAGGTAACGATGACACTGGCTTACTGTTTGCTGGTGGTTCTGATATGGTTATACCTTGGAACCCATCAACACCTGCATCAAGAGATAATGCAATTAGCCTTGGTTCTGGTAGTCACCGTTTTAAAGACGCCTACATTTCTGGCGGTATTTATTTCCAAGGCGATACTACAGCAGTGCAATTCGACGACTACGAGGAAGGCACTTTTGACGCAGCCATTACTACAACAGGTGGTTCAGTAACTCTTAATAGTTCTTATAACAAAATGTCTTACACTAAGATTGGGCGTCAAGTTACTGTCTTTGGATTGATTATCACTAGTGCTGTTTCAAGTCCTAGTGGTCCTTATGTTCGTATTACTGGACTTCCATTTACTTCAATTAATTTAGCCGAAGGATCAGGGAGATCAGGTGGGAGCGTATCTTTTTGGAATGGTAGTGCTATGGCTTCTCAACCTTACGAAATATCTGAAAGCGACGATAAAATAGTAATTTATTTAGATGCTTCAACTGTAACAGCAGGTGATGATTTCTATGTTGCTGCTACTTATCAAGCAGCATAACCCATTGCATAGCATTGGGTCGGACAGTCCTAATAGCCAAAGGAGGTAAAGATGGCAGAAGGTGATATAAAAAAAGAAATAGAATATGATAAAATTGAAGTCGTAAACACTTGGAGCATACAAGTTCGCAAGGCGACAAAAATTATGGAAGAACAGTCAGGTGGTTCTAAAACAGAACTCAGCCGTAGCTTCCACCGTCATGTTCTTGTACCATTTAGTTCAGTAAAAAATTCTGACAATACATGGACACATACACCTACAGACATTTCTGGTGAAGATTCAAGTGTTCAAGCTATAGCTAATGCAGCATGGACAGACTCGGTTAAAGATGCATTCAAAGCTATGGTCGAGGCAAGATAAATGTCAGCAACATGGACAATAACAAACACTGAATATGACGTTAAAGGGTCAAAAGGTGATAATCAAATAACAACGTTGCATTGGCAAGCTAAAGAGCAGGATGGTGATTATTCCAGCAGTGTTTATGGGTCGATAAGTATACCAGAGCCATCAGGCACATTTATTGAGTATGCAAAAGTTACTCATGATGACTGTGTGGCTTGGTGCAAAGCAGTTATGGGTGATGAACAAGTTAAAGCTTATGAGGACAGCTTAACCAATAAAATTGCAATAAGCAAAACACCAAAAACAAAATCAGGAGTACCTTGGCAATGAGTGATGAAAATGTATTAAATATAGATGGCAAAGGTTATTCTGAAGCTGATCTTAATAATCAACAAAAATATCTGATCGCACAATTAAAAGATCTTTCTGGAAAAGCTAATAGTTTGCGAGCTGATTTAGATCAAGTCCAACGAGCATCAGATAGCTTTCAAAAAGAGCTTCTAGAGTCTTTTAAAAAGACTGTTGAAGAAAAGGAAACTGAAAAAGCATCATGAAGCTAGAGGAGCTAAGTCGTAGGTTGACCGTTGTAGAAGTTCAATTAGAAGAACGCTGGAAAGAAACGATCCTTAGAATAAAAAGGATAGAGGCTATTCTGATTGGTGGAGCTGGCACGATAATCGTTTTGCTAGCAAGTATGCTCTGGAGAATGTAAATGTACGAATATGCCATCAAAGAAATTGTTAAGGTTGTAGATGGCGACACGATAGATATTATTATTGACTTAGGTTTCAGCCTTTCTAAAAAAGAAAGAGTAAGGCTCGCTGGAATAGATACTCCGGAAAGCAGAACTAAAGACCTAAAAGAAAAAGAGTTTGGTCTAGAGGCAAAGGCTTTTCTCGCCAGAAGATTAGAAGATGGGATGGCTTCTGGTTTAAAGGTAAAAACTGAAAAAGATGGTAAGTATGGTCGAATGCTCGGCTGGATAATTTGCGGTGAAACGAATATAAATGAAGAGATGGTTTATAGAGGTTATGCTTGGGAGTATGACGGAGGAACCAAGGAAAAAGATCTTGAGGAGTTAAGATCTAAGAGGGTGAAACAATGAGTTTAATTACATCTTTAGTTGGTCCAGTTACAGGATTGCTAGATAAATTTATCGAGGACAAAGACCAAAAAGCTGCACTTGCTCATGAGATTGCAACAATGGGTGAGCGACATGCACAAGAGGCTTTGCTCGCACAACTAGAAATTAACAAAGCAGAGGCTGCAAGTGGCAGTTTGTTTAAAGGTGGATGGAGACCTTTCGTCGGCTGGATCTGCGGATTCGCTTTGCTTTATCATTTTATATTATCTCCGCTGATTATTTTTATTGTAACACTAACAGGTGCAACAATACCACCTCTTCCTGAGTTCGATATGGGCAGTTTAATGACTGTACTTTTGGGAATGCTCGGAATTGGTGGTTTAAGAACATATGAGAAACAGAAAGGACTTACCAAATGAGCGATATTGAAATGTTTCATGTTGGCGAGAATGATAAAGGTGAAGAGCTTTACAATCTCCGATATGTAAAAGGTGGCAAAAGCTTACCAACTCCAAGCATGACAAAGGCAGAAGCTTTAGCAAAAATAAACGGAACTGAGGTTGTTGCAGAAGCAAAAACTGAGGTTGGTAAAAACTACCATGACATGACGAAAAAAGAATTAGAGCTTTTTATGAGAGAACAAGGTATAGAATTGGATAGAAGAAAAAGCAAAGATGATCTTCTTGACGAGGTTGATAAATTTTTCGAGGTTTAAATTATGAGCGACGCACTAAAATTATTGCAAACTAAATGCGGATGCTCTCCTGATGGTTCATTTGGTCCAAACACAGCTCGTGGTATTGTAAAACACTATGAACTATCGCCAGAGCGTGGTGCGCATTTCCTAGGTCAAGTTGTGCATGAAAGTGCATCTTTTAAATTAACGAGGGAAAATTTAAATTATTCCGTTGAGGCTATGATGCGTGTTTGGCCAAGCAGATTCCCAACAGAGGAGAGTGCGAAACCATACGCTAGGAATCCGAAAGCACTAGCTGAAAAAGTTTATTTCGACAGGATGGGGAACGACACTAAAGAAAAAGCAAGCCTATATATTGGTAGAGGGTTTTTGCAATTAACAGGATATAACAACGTCAGAGCATTTGCATCAGACATGCGTGTTCCTGAAGTTTTAAGCAATCCGACGTTGCTAGAAGAAGATTATGCGATGGAGACTGCTATTTGGTTTTTTAGAAAAAACAACCTTTGGAAAATATGCGACGAAGGTATCAGCGATGATGTTATTAAAAAACTAACAAAACGAATAAATGGTGGATACACAGGTTTAGACCACCGAATAAAAGAAACGAATAAAATTTACGAATGGGTGAAAGTATAAATGGCACTTCAACTTTTACAATTTAATCCAGGAATTGTTAAAGATATAACAAAATATTCTGCTGGTAAACAAGGTCCATTTTGGGTTGACGGAGATCTCGTGCGTTTTCGAAATGGTTATCCGACAAAAATAGGTGGTTGGCAAAAAGACCAAATAAACGAGGTTGACTCTGCTGGAACTACAACAAGCACAGAAACAACTATCACTGGCATTGCTCGAGCAATGGTTAATTGGCGAGCAAATACAGATGGCGAAGACAGAATAGCTGTTGGCACACACAATCACCTTTACATAATACAAGACCAGTCGCTCTATGACATTACACCTTTGCGTGATAAGTCTAATGATGCAACTACAACAAGTGGCTCTATAAATAACAGCGTTACAACTATTCCTTTGACTAGCGTTGATGGATTTAAAACTGCTGGAACAATACAAATAGCTTCCGAGATAATAACTTATACAGGAATAAGCACTTTAAACTTAACAGGATGCACGAGAGGAGCAGAAAGTACCTCAGCTGCATCTCATGGCAGTGGTGCAACAGTAACTCAAATATTGGTAAATCCGATCGCTACAACTGATGGAAGCACAACTATAACAATAACAGATGCTGCTCATGGTGCAAAAGTCGGTGAGTTTGTCGTAATAACAGGAGCCACAGCAACAGGTGGCATTCCTGCTGATACACTAAATAGAAAAGCTGGTTATCAAATAATATCAAAAACAACCAACACATATACAATAACCTCACCTACTGCTGCAACCTCAACAGTTTCCGCAGGTGGTGGTAATGCAGTAGCATTTGGTTATCTTATAGGAATAGATGATGGACTAGGAACGCAAAGCTCAGACCCAGCACTAGGTTGGGGTGTTGGTGGCTGGAATGTTGGAACTTGGGGAACTCCGAGAAATCCAGCAGATTCAGATATTAACCTTAGCAACTCTTCATGGAATTTAAATCTTTGGGGAGAAGATTTACTTGCAACTGTTAGAGGTGGTGCTTGTTATTATTGGGACACATCTGGCACTGTTAATAATAGAGCAGTTTTAGTTTCTTCTCTTTCCGGAGCAAAATTTGTTCCTAGTAGCACACTTGTAACAACAGTTTCTTTTCCTGACAGGCATTTTATTGCTGCTGGTACGCAAGCCTTTCAAGCAGATGGTTCTGGTGATGTAGATCAAATGCTAGTTCGTTTTTCCAATCAGGAAGACTTCTCAGACTTTGGACCAACTGCTACGAATACAGCAGGTGATCAAAGACTAGAAATAGGAACAAAAATAGTTGCTATGGTTCCATCTCGTGAAGAAACAATTATCTCTACAGACGAAGCAATTTATGGAATGACGTTTGTTGGTCCACCATTTACTTTTTCTTTCAGGTTGCTAGGAACTAACTGTGGTGCTGGTGGTCTGAATACAATGATGAATGTTGATGGTGATGTTTTCTGGATGGGTAAACGCAACTTTTTCGTTTACAATGGTGTTGTTAAAGAACTTCCTTGTTCAGTGCAATATTATGTATTCGACAGAATGCAAACTCGTTATATCGACAAAACCAATGTTGGTCACAATAAAGAGTTTAAAGAAGTCACTTGGTTCTATGTTAGTAATGAAAACACAGCAGCAACAAACCCTGAACCAGACAGCTATGTTACTTTTAATTATCAGGAGAATGCTTGGTCTATCGGTTCTATGAGCAGGACAGTTTGGTCTGATTCTTTTGGCTCTAGAACAGTTCCTTTCGCATTTGATCCAGATGGTAAACTTTACAATCATGAAACAGGAACAAGCGACGATGGTTCAGCAATGAACTCGTTTATAGAAAGTTCTGCAGGAGAAATACCGAACACTGGTAATAATTTATATTTGGTTGACAAAGTTATCCCAGATGTAACTATGACTTCGGACACAACTCTTTCTCTTTTTATAAATACAAGGAAATATCCGAATGCGACCGAAGTTACTAAAGGTCCATTCGACATAACTAGCTCAACAACAAAAGTTAGCACAAGAGCTAAAGGTCGACAGATGAGCCTGAAGCTGCAAAGCTCAGGAACTTTAGATGACTGGAGTTTAGGAACATTCAGAATTAATGCAAGAGAGGACGGTTTACGATGAGTGGAATTGGATATATAAGATTACCTAGTCCACCAGAAGTTTACGACCAAGGTTATATGGCTCGTTTGACTAACAGTTTGGAACTAGACAAGCAAGCGACTTATTTTGCAGCAGAGTCTGCATTGAAATTTTTCGTGGAGCAAGCAGAAGCAACAGCATGGTTTATGGCATAAATGGCAAATAACTATAAAAATAAAAAAGTAGACTTAACAACAACAGATGAAACTGTGCTATATACATGCCCAAATGCCACAGCTGGTCTCGTAAAATCCATTCTTGTCTCAGAAGACTCAGGCAATGCAGACACAATAACTGTAACTATTACAGATGCAGAGTCAACTCCAGCAACATTTAGTCTTTTTAAAGTAAAGGCTGTTGGAGCAAATACAACGATTGAATTATTAACAGCACCTCTAGTGGTGCAAGAAAATGAAATTTTAAAGGTGACTGCAGCAACTGCAAATAGACTACACGTTGTGGCCAGTTTGCTAGAAGTAAGCTAAAGGAGGAAACAATGCCACATATTGCAGGACACGAGGGATACGGAGCAAGTCCAGTAGACGATGGAACAGACGATCCGCAAACATTTACATATGACCTTTTTACTCTAAAAAGGAATCCGATAGGCGATGTTTTGGGTGATAGAAAGTTGCAAGATGTTTATGGCATCTCTGCTGCTGAAGGTGGTATTCCTTCTTTTAACTTTGTAAATGCGGTTGTTTCTGGGAAGCGAACTTATACGGACACTAGTGCTGCTGACAGAGAGATGATGAAGCAATACATCGAAGACTATAAGAATGCTGGTGGTGCAGCCTCTGGAATGCCAGATCCTAAAGTTATTTTGAAAGAGATCGGATCAACAGTTGCTCCTATTGCTATGAGCGTTGGTGAGGAACTAGCAACTGGTGGCACATTTATGGAAGGCTTGCCATTTATAGATAGTGGTGGAGATTTAGCTGTTGGAACAACGAGCTTCAGTCCTGGAGCTTTGAAAAATTTAAATACAGAACAACTAACAGCTTTAAAAACAGTTCCTTCATTAACAGGATCAGGAAATGTTGATACTGCTGAAGCTATAAAAGCTCTCGGTGGCGAAGCTGGTGACACTTCAGTTTTAACCGATGTTGGTGCAACAGTTGGCAGAGATCTTACTCAAGACGCAACTTTCGGTGAGTTACTTAATCCAGCAACTGCAGCTGGTAAGCAAAATATAATGGGTGCTGCTGGTGGTGCAGTTGCGAACTTTGGTGTACAACTTCTTTTAGGTCAAGATCCAGTTAAAGCTGCAAAGTCTGCAGGAGCTGGTGCGATAGGTAAAGTTCTCGGAACAGCCATTGGTGGTCCAATTGGTGGGTTTATTGGCGGTGCATTAGGAAGCATTCTCGGTGGACGAGTTATTTGTAACGAACTTATGAGACAAGGCTTATTGACCAGAAAACAAGTTGTTTTAGATTATAGATTTACTCGTGATTATTTAACACCAACTCACGTTAATGGTTATCATGTTTGGGCTGTATGGATGGTCAAGCAGATGCGCAAAGGAAAATTCGTTAAATTTTGGAAACACGTTGCTGGGCATCGTGCAAATGAGATTGCCTACATATATGGTGAAAGAGACAAGCCTGACTATTTAGGTAAAGTTTACAGGAAAATTTTAGAGCCAACTTGTTGGGTTGTAGGAAAGTTCTGTAAAGAAACAAATTGGTCAGTGCTTTATAACAAAAAGGAGATACAACATGGCTGAAGAAATGAATCCAAATGAAATGGGTGAGCGTCCACCAATGCAAGGTGGGGATATGCAAAACCCAATGAGGCAAATGCCTCCTGAAGCTCAGCAGAGGCTTATGCAGCCTTCTCAAGAGATCGGTGCTGTACTTATAGCAAGACTATCACTTATGTCTCCAGAGGAGCTTAGAACGCTTGATAAAGCTATTAATCCCGAGAGCGCAAGAGTTTTAGCAAAGTTGCTTCCTGAACTAGAGCAAATCATAAAACAAATTAGTGATGCGTCTTCTCAAGATAGACAACAACAGCCAGCTCAACAGCAAATGGGAGCACTTGGCGGGATGCGATGATAATAAGAAGGGCAGATGCTAATGATATTCAAGAGGTATATGAGTTGTTAAGTGCTATGCATGATGGAACTGAAACATACACCTCTCCTATGAGTGAAAGTAAAGTTTTACATATGATAAAACATATGATAGACAAAGGCATTGTTCTGGTCGCAGAAAAAGAAGGAAAGATTATTGGTTCGCAAGCTGGTAACTTAGCTTCCGACTGGTGGTCTGAAGAAAAATTTTTATCGGATGTGTGGTTTTTTGTGCATCCAAACAATAGAAAATCAAGAGCAGCAATAAAATTAGTAAAATGCTTTATTAAAATCGGAAAAGAGCTTAAAGTAAAAGTTAAATTGGGTCACGTTTATTCTGGAGACATGGATCGTAAAGATAATTTTTTCAATAGGCTTGGCTTTGTAAAGGCTGGTTCTTTATTTACGGAGGTAAGTTAGATGGGACAAGGGTGTTTAACTCCAGCAACACTGGATCTTCCTGAGTATGGAGTAGAGTTCGGATCCTCAGATTTACCAGCATGGGTGTCAGCAGGAGGAAGAGCTCTTTTTGATCAAGCTGTTGGGATAGCAAGTACAGATCCAGGACGAGACCCAACACTTCCTCAATTTGCATCTTACGATGGTGAAAGGCTAACAGCTGACGAAAGGCTCGCTGCCCAGATATTAAGAGATGGAGCTTCTAGTTACAAACCTTTTATAGACCAAGCTGAAACTATTTCTGAAACTTTAGGGCAAGGCTATGATTCTGCAACTCGTGAAGAGCTTATGGGTGATCCATATTCCGGAATGACGAACGAAGAGTTGCAAGGAACTTACCAAGGTGCAACTCGTGACGAGCTATTGGGTGGTGGATTTAGCCTAGAACAAGCGCAACCTTTTCTAGACATTTATCAAGGTGCACAAGATGCATCTATTAGAGAATTAGAAAGACAAACTTTAAGAAACCAAGTCCAAGCTCGTGCTAATGCTGCAAGAAGTGGTTCTTTCGGCGGTTCTCGTTTAGGTATAACAGAGGCGATGCTTGGTTCTGAAGGTGCTATGGGTGCAGCTGACCTAAGAGCAAGAGCTGCAGCTGAGGGATTAGGTTTTGCAGCAGACAGATTCGATAGGGATCGTGGTGCTAGATTTGACGCAGAGCAAATGCTTAGAGGACAATACGAAGCAGACAGAGCCTCAAGATTCGACACAGAGTCTATGCGCAGAAGCCAATTCGATGCAGACAGATCGTCTAGATTTGCAGCTGAAGATGCAGCAAGAGCAGGATATCAAGCTGAAGAAGCAAGTCGATTAGCACAAATGCAGTCTTTTAGAGACTTAGCACCTCTGACGCAAAGTTTACAAGAGGCTGCAGCTCAAGGATTAATATCCAGTGGCGAAGCTCAAAGAAGACTAGATCAAGCAGCAATCGATCTTGCGAATCAGCAAGACATGGAAGACAGATTTAGAGAAAGAGAAGCTCTAAACTTTGCACTCGGTGCATTGCAAGGTGTTCCGTATCAAAGCTCAACAATGGGTTACAGAGTTGGTTCGCAAACAGGTCAGGCTCCTAGCTTATTTGGTCAGCTTCTAGGTGCTGGTGGAAGTGCTGCAGCTGCATATTATGCTAGTAGGTGATAATGATGGTAAATATTTTTGACGAAGAATTAAAGAAAAGGGAATACGGAGCATCAGGTTCAGACCCAGCAATGTTTACTGGTGGTGCACTAGATGCCATTACAACCCTAGCAGGTGGACAAGCTAAAGAAGCCATGGCACTTGCTAAAGCACTTTCTCCGAAACGTGAAAAATTTGACCCAGCCATCGCAGCATTAAAATACTTTACAGCACTGGGGAGAGAAGCCTCAAAACCAGGAGCGACTTTATTAGGTTCAGCTTCAGCTGCTGCTTCAGATCCAGCACAATACTTAATGGATGTTAAAGAATACAATCGCAAGTTAGATGCCTCGATTCCCCAGACAGCTATATCTTTGGCATCGTCTCTTAAACCAGACAAAACAACAGCTGGTGGACTAACAACTAAGTCTTATACATTGCAAAAAGATGTTAAAGGTCTCGGTAAAAAGGGAGACAATGTTACTCTAACAAATAAAGCTGCATCAGAAGTAATTAATGCAGATCCAGGAGCATTGTTAGAATATACAAAAACAACTGCTGGCAAACCAACAAAACCATACTCTGTTAAAATACTTGATGAAACTGCATTTGCTGCTGCTTTTCCTGGAGTCGCTCTTCCTGAAAACAAAACAATCGACCTTACAAATGCACAAGTTTCTTTACTTCCAGCAGGTTCTTTTTCTATCGCTGAAGACTCTTCTACTTCCGTTGGCACTCCTAAAGCATATTTCGTTTCGGAAGAAAACCTTGCTGCATTAAATACAGCACTAGGAACTAATTTACAAAGAGACACTCTAGGAAACGTCACTTTGACTCCTGATCAATTTTTAAAAGGTCAAAACTTTTTAAGTGCTGCAGCTGGTAAAGCTCCGCAGGGTTCTCAGTATGAAAGACTGTTCGCTTCTGTTAACGACATCGGGACTCGACTCGCAGATCCAAATCTCGCAAATGGTGTAAGCCAAGCAGAGAAAAACGAATATGCTGCAAATTACCAGAAGTTAGTTGTTGGTGGTGAGTTTACAGAAATTGTAAATGGCAAAGAAGTCACAAGAACAAAACCAGGAATTGATCTTTCCTCGACTACGAACTTGCCAATACCAGATGGTCTTGATCTTAACAAAATAATAGAAGAACGCTCGCAAAAATTTGACCAGAATCAAAGCACCTCTGCAACATTCGGAAGTAGAATGCTATTTAATGAAGGCATTCTAAGAAATATGCTTGCTTCTGGTTATGTTTTAACTTTAGAAGATGTTGCTAAAATAAGAACAATGTCCGCACTTGGACTCGGCAATATCGGTATCACTCCGGAAGCTCAACAATTCCACGTTGCTGCTCAGAACTGGGTTGCAGCTCAGTTAAGAAATGAATCTGGTGCAGCCATTGCTGCTTCAGAATATGCTGATGCACTTTTACAATACTTCCCGAAAGTTGGCGACAGTCCTGAAACTATAAGGCAAAAACAAGCACTGCGTGAAGAAGCAACAAGAGGCATGATAAATGCTTCAGGTGATGCATTCGGTGTTATTTATCCTAGTGGTGTACAATATTTAAGTTACACGAGCGATGGCGAAACATACGATATATTGAATCCTCAAGGCTATGCGAATGAGAAAATAGCAAAAACTGAGCTTGGTCAAGATTTATTCTTCAAAGACTCTCTTACTTCAAAAACAACTCAAGCACTGAGAGACATGTTAGCTAATCCAAATGCTGCAAATTTATACTCGGAGCAAATGCTAGATATGATCGAGGCTGAACTAGCGAAGCCTGAAAGGAATCAATAGAATGGCTGAAACGAAAGAAGAAAATACTGAAACAAAAGAAGAAAAACTTGCTAGGATTCGTGCAGAACAAGGCATAACTGTTGTATCAGAAGATCAGGTCGACCAAGAATCTGGTCTTACAATGGCAGACAGAGCAAGGCTAACTGCTACAGGTTTATTATTTAATTGGGCAGACGAAGCTATTGCTGGTGTAAAAGCTTTGAGTCCTAATGTTACTTATGACGAGGCTTTAGCAGACGAAAGAGAAAAACTAAAATCAGCTCAGTCTAAAGAAGGTTCTTTGAAATATGAAATAGGTGGTGCTTTTGTCCCGACAGCTGTGGCACTCGCAGCAGCACCATTCACAGGTGGTTCATCTGCAGCTGCAACAGCACCAACTTGGATGAGACTTTTAGGCATAGGTGCAACGCAAGGTTTGGCTATAGGCACAGGTGGCTCAGAAAAAGAAGGTTTAGAGCGTTTAAAAGATGCACCAACAGCCACAATAACAGGTGCAGTTGCAAACCCAGCTTTTGCTAAATTAGCTCAAGGTGTTCAAGCAGCAGCAGCTCCTTTGATCGATTATGCAAAAAGAAAAATAACAGGCAAAGTCGGAAAAAAAGTAGAAGACGAACTTATTAGAATATTAAAAGAAAGTGGTTTAAGCGTTGATGAAGTTTTAGAAAGAGTTTCTAAAGGTGAAATAATTCCGGAAATGTCTGAGGAGGCATATCGAGTTGTTGCGGGATTTGTTAGAGAAGCTGGTCCAGGATCTCCTATTGTTCGCAATGCTGTTGTTGGTCGTAAAAACCAGTTTGTAGAAGACCTTTATAAGTCTTTGCAAGATGACTTAGCACCGAATACAGAGGCAGACAATATTTTTGCAACTTTTGCAAATAACACAGATAAATTAAAAGCAGCTGAAGGTGCAGCTTATGATAAAATTTTCGAAGCTGCATCTGGACAGACATTTAAAGAAATAGATGATGCTGTTCTTTCTTTGGCACTTGCGAGTAGAAACTCTAGGAATGTAATAAATAAATTTTTCGATGAGTCTGGTCTTCCCTCTCCTTTTAAGATGGTCGGAAAGGGTAAAAATGCAAAACTCCAGTTAAACAGATCTTTGTCTTTAAAAGAGGGTGAGCTAGTAAAACGAGCTTTTATGGATTTAAAAGACAGTGCAACTAGATCTGGAAATAATAATAAAGCCAGAACAATGAAAGG